AGAAGATTGGAGACAAAGAGACTAAACTGTATAAGTAAGTAGGCATAAATTTTTGTTAAGGAATCCTGACAAATACCATACATAATGTTAGAATTATGAGGTCATACAAATGAAAGAAATTCTTTGTGATGATATTCTTTGTGCGTGGAGGTCATTATGCACAATCTTATTTCTTACAATCAACTTGCATCTTGGAATCATTTAGAAAATACAATTAGTAAATTTACTGAGGAAAACGAATTGATGAATGATTACTTTAATTGTTTAATTGAGTGTGATAATAATCAACAACAATGTAAAAAAATCTGTAGAGAGATATTAAAACAATTGTAATGATGGTTGGGGGAGTTGCTCTCCCCCTTTTTTTATGTTAGAATACCTGAAAAGAATTAACTTATGAACAAAGAAAGAGTAAAATTAATAGTCAAAAATATGGAACTATTAATTGATTCACTTAAAAAAGAATTAAATGAAACTGAAACTGAAGATGTAGGAGAACAAATCATAACTACAATTCCTTATGTAGAAGATTATGATGAGGTATTTTCTGGATGAGACTTAAAAAAATGTTAAAGTTGCTCAAAGAAGCAACAAAAAATAATGGGTCAATCTATACTCAAGCAGAATTAAATTATATGAATAATCAACTTGAAGTGATTGAAAGCGAATTAAAAAAATTAGAACATAGAGACTATAAAGGATTTGGAAAAAAGTATGAAACCAATAGTTAAATTTGTTAGTGTAACTCCAGATGCAGAAAAGGCTATGGCATATATTGCCAGAGTTTCTAATCCATCAAATCAGGATAATGACAATTATGCAGGTCTTCTGAAGTATTGTATTAAGCACCAACACTGGTCTGTGTTTGAGCAGTCACACATGTCCCTTGAGATTGAAACTACAAGGGGAATTGCTGCACAGATTTTGAGGCATAGGAGTTTTACATTCCAAGAGTTTTCTCAAAGGTATGCTGATACAAATCTTCTTTCTGAACATATTCCTATCCCAGATTTGCGTAGGCAAGACACAAAGAATCGTCAAAACTCAATTGATGACATCTCTGAGTATGTAAAATTAAAACTTCAAGGAGAAATTTCAGGGCATTTTATTGCATCTAAAAATCTTTATAATCGTCTTTTGGAAGCAGGAGTTGCTAAAGAATGTGCAAGGTTTGTTCTACCTCTTGCAACACCAACAAGAATTTACATGACTGGTTCTTGTAGGAGTTGGGTACATTACATTCAACTTAGAGAAAAGAATGGGACTCAAAAAGAACATATGGATATTGCTCTTGAGTGTAAGAAAATATTCATTGAACAATTCCCATCAGTATCAGAAGCTCTTGAATGGGTCTAAATAAATTATCTTGAATTTGTAACTTATGGCATTATATCCCATTATCCATGTAGAAACTGGTGAAAAAAAAGTAGTTGAAATGAGTGTTCATGACATTATGGAATGGTATAAAGACAATCCTGAATGGAAAAGGGATTGGTCTGAAGGATGTGCAACTCCAGGAGAGGTTGGTGATTGGCGTAACAAGTTAATCAGCAAGAGACCTGGATGGAATGACGTTCTCGAAAAGGCATCAAAAGCACCTGGATCACGAGTAAAAAAAATCTAATGGCAAGAAACAGAAGAAGAAACACAGGAGATTCTCCTATTGGTATTGGCACTACAGCAAGAAACAGGAAAAAGAAAAAACCAATTAGTGCAGAAAGTTTAGTTGATATTCAACCATTAACTGCAAATCAAAAGATACTTTTTGAGTCTTACAAACAAGATAAGCACTTGTTTGTTTATGGTTGTGCTGGAACTGGTAAAACATTTTGTGCATTATATTTGGCACTCAAGGATGTTCTTGATGAATTAACACCATATGATAAAATTGTTATTGTAAGGTCACTTGTGTCTACAAGGGAAATTGGGTTTCTTCCTGGAGACCATGAAGACAAATCAAGTCTTTATCAGATTCCATACAAGAATATGGTAAAGTATATGTTTGAACTCTCAAGTGATTCTGAGTTTGAAATGCTTTATGGCAATCTTAAGTCTCAAGAAACAGTTACTTTTTGGAGCACATCATTCATTAGAGGAACTACTTTAGACAACTCTATTATCATTGTAGATGAAAGTCAGAACCTTAATTTCCACGAGCTTGATTCTATTATCACTCGTGTTGGTGATAACTCAAGGATTGTATTTTGTGGTGATGCTACACAATCTGATTTAACTAGAAATAACGAAAAGGATGGTATCCTAAACTTTATGAAAATTATTCAAAGAATGCCTGAGTTTGAATCAATTGAGTTTGGTGTAGAAGATATTGTCAGGTCTGGATTAGTCAAGTCTTACATTGTGAATAAAATGGCAGCTGGATTTTAATGTTTAGACATATTGATATGAATCTTCCCAAGTTAGAAAGGGAAGAAATTGATGGGGTAAGATATTATAAACTACCTGGAGAGGATAAACTTTCCAGGTTAGTTTCTATTACATCAGTTACAAGTTTTCATAATAGACATATTTTTGAAAACTGGCGAAAGAAAGTTGGAGAAGAAGAAGCAAACAGAATTAATAAGAAAGCAACAAGTCGTGGTACTGATTTGCACTCTTTAGTAGAAAATTATCTTCTTAATGAACATCTTCCAGAAGTTCAACCAATTTCAAATTTTCTATTCAAAATTGCTAAGGAAAAACTTGGCAACATAAATAACATTCATGCTCTTGAAAGTTCTCTTTATAGCAAACAGTTAGGCATTGCAGGAACTGTAGATTGTATTGCTGAATATAATGGTGAACTGGCAGTCATAGATTTCAAGACATCTAAAAAACCAAAACCAAAAAATTGGGTTGAACATTATTTTGTTCAGTGTGCTGCATATGCTTGTATGTTTTATGAAATTACAGGCATCCCAGTTAAGAAACTGGTCATCTTAATGGCATGTGAAGATGGGGATTGCGTTGTCTATGAAGAGTATGATAAAATGAAGTATATTAGGTTACTAAATGATTACATTAGAGAATTTGTTCAATCTAAACTACAAGAATATGGAAGATAAATTAAAAGACGCATTAGAACTAAAGTTCCTATGTCCAGCAAAGTTTTCTCAAATCATAGAAGAACTTGTGAAGACAAACGAAGAAATGAATTACATAGATGCTATAGTTCATTACTGCGAAGAGAATGGATTGGAAGTAGATTCTGTATCTAAACTTATTAGCAAACCACTAAAAGAAAAAATTAAGTGTGATGCTATCAACTTAAACTTTTTGAAAAGAACATCCAGAGCTAAACTTTTGATATGACCTCCTTTGATGCTTATAAAACTTACCTTGCACTGAAGAACCACTTTAGTAAACCAAAGTATGACTACTTCAAATATGCAGGTAAGTCCAGAGCATCAGTAGAAACATTTAACAAACGTAAAGATAAGTATTGGTTTGAGAGAATTAGTAGACAAAAAAATGACCAGGAAATAAAAGATTTCTTTGTTGCTAATTTTGTGAAAAGTGATAATCCACAGTCAATGTGGATTGGGCAATTGATGCGTGAAGGTGAGGACTGTTATAAGGAATGGTCTAAAAGACAACAAAGTTTGTCTTACATTTTTAAACAAGAGTCAGAAGATTTGTTGTCATCAGGAACCATAGATGAGATTCTTGATGCCTCAAGGCAACATCCAATCATTCTTAAAATGTTCCTGAGCGGGAAAATTAGTATAGAAACACTAGTGGTTTGGGATAAAATTTTCCTGTTCAGGAACAATTTTGATAAGCAACTTTTGGACCCTGTGTGGGAGATAGTGTCTTTAAAGATACAGAAGTATTCTTTGTTTCTAAATATCAGTATACAGGATTACAAAAAAATGTTGAGAAACATTGTAGAGGGGTAATATGGCCTTCTTTGATTCAGAAATAGTTCAGAACGAATTAAAAACTATAGAAAATCTTCAAAGGCATTTGACCAGAGGAGTTTTGAGACTACCAATAATGTCAAAGGCAGAAAAGCTTGAGCATGTAAATTTGTTATCTGAACTATTAGAGAAACAAAAAATCCTGTATACCAGATTGTCATTGTCAGATGACCCTCAAGCCATAGAAAAAAAGAATGAAATTATTGAATCATCTAAACTTTTAGGTTATGGCAACCCTTCAAATATGAATCTGGTTTTTGAAAATATGCAAAAGGTTATTGCCAGACTCAAGAAAGAAGCAGAGGTTGACAAGTAACCTTTGTTTTGTTATGATGTCTGTGGATAACTAATCCAATCAATCCAACTAATCCGAGGTAATCTAATGTCTTTTTCGGACCTTAAGAAAAAATCAAGTCTTGGTTCACTCACTTCTAAACTGGTTCAAGAAGTTGAGAAAATGAATTCAAGCAGTGGTTCTACAGATGAACGTCTGTGGCGACCTGAAGTGGATAAAGCAGGCAATGGGTTTGCTGTTATTCGTTTTCTTCCTGCACCATTGGGTGAGGAACTTCCTTGGGCAAAGGTTTATACCCATGCCTTTCAAGGTTCTGGTGGATGGTTTATTGACAACTGTCTGACCACACTGAATCAAAACTGTCCTGTATGTGAGGCAAACAGGGAACTGTGGAACACAGGAAGTAAAGCAAATCAAGATATTGTTCGTGATCGTAAGCGCAAACTGTCTTACTATTCCAACATCTATGTTGTTCAGGACAAAACACATCCTGAAAATGAAGGAAAGGTATTCCTTTATAAGTTTGGCAAAAAAATCTTTGATAAGATTACTGCAGCAATGCAACCAGAGTTTGATGATGAAACTCCCATTGACCCATTTGATTTTTGGAAAGGTGCTAATTTCAAACTGAAAATCACCAAGAAAGATGGGTATTGGAACTATGACAAGTCAGAGTTTGGTAGTTCAGAACCACTCTTTGATGATGATGATGTTATGGAAGCAGTCTGGAAAAAGACTTATTCTCTTGCTGAATTTACTGATGCAGAGAAGATGAAAACCTATGAACAGTTGAACACTCGTCTGAAAGCTGTTCTTGGTAAGAAACCAGTTCAACAAGATGAATCATTTGATGATGAAGATGATGAACGTGGTCCTGTTCCTACTAATGAAGAACTACTGCAGGGAAAATCTGGTGGAACTCGCTCACAAAAGAGTTCTGTATCTTCTAATGAAGATGATGATGACACCCTTGCATACTTTGCCAGGTTGGCTGAAGAGTGATTATCTTGGGGAGAGGACTCTTAAGTTCTCTCCCTTTTTAGTGTTGTCATTAATATATTGAGAAGAGAATCCATAAGACATAATAGTTCTTAAATCATCAAGAGCAGCTTGTAAGAATCTTGGTCTTAAAAGATAAATGTTTCTCTTCTTATCATTCTGTGCAATCTCATACTCATAGATACTGACAAGTTTAACTGGAGTTTCTGTAATGGTTAAGTTTGTTCTTTCATCATAGTAAGTTACAGAAAAATTAGAATCCACAATTTTGCCTGCAGGAACAATCAGTCTTCCTCTTGAATCAGACAAAGGAGTTGTTTCATAATGATGTGGTGATGCTAACTCTGCTTCTGTATATTTTCTTTCTAAGTAATCAGTAAACTCTGAATCAGACAGTGGCCATTCAGTTCTTACATTTAGGATATTGTTGGAGATTAAAACTAACCAATCATAGGTAGGACTTCCATAAGTTTTTTCTGCTACTTGTTCTGGTCGCTCTTCACCAATAATTTTATACTTGGTGAACACAGTTGCAGACTGGAAAAAGTCATCACGAATCTTTGCTCTACGAAAAAGATTTTTGACTCTTGCATAATCATATGAAGAGTTTCTGTTTGGATTTTGTGACTGATAAAGTAAGTCTGATACTTCTCTGAAATACGTCATTATCTTCCTCCTGGATTTATTCCTGGTAGACCTATTCCTGGTAAACCGTTTGCTAGATCATTTGGCAGTCCTATTCCAGAAGAAGGTGTTGGGGATTCTGAAGACCCAGTAATTTTATATTCAGACCCTTCAGGACCTATGCTGTTTTCTGCTCCATCACCTTCTGCATCATATTCATCATTATAAACTGGAGTAAGTTCTGTAAATGCAAGTTGCATTACTGTTGCTATTGGTTGAGATCCATTTGGTCCATCATAGGCAGCATAAAATCCATCAGGAGTATAGTTGACTGTACAAGATACTAATGCACAAGTTTTTATTCTTCCAATACCCTCAATATCTTTATCTGCTCCAGTTACAAATTTTAATTTAAAAACATTTGGAGTTCCAAGATATATTGATTTTTCTGCTACTGTGCTTCTTCTTGGAGCCATTCCTTTTTTGAAGAATTTTACAATACTTCTAATATTTCTTGCTTCATCTGCACTTCTTGGCGTCATTTTAAAACTAAATCCAAACTGTCTTAGTTTTGGACCATTAAATAAAAGTTCTAAGTTTGGATTAATAGCAACTCCAGTAACTCTGTTTAAATATGCTTCTGGGTCTACGTTTATTCCTCCAAGTTTTATTAAAGATGCTGCAGCATTTGTAGTTAAAAATTGATTCAACCTGTTTTTAGTTTGACCACTAAATAAAGTTTCTCCAAGTCCTCTAACTGCATCTATTGATTCTCCAGGATTAGCAGTGGCAAGTCCTTGAGCAGCACGAGCAGCAGGATTCATTAAAGCTGCAGCAATAGTTGATAGGGAACTTTCTCCCCATGCAGTTTGGTTTGTTTCTGAAATATCATTAGGCATAGGTAATACAACCATACCTAAAGATTTTGTTAATTGAGAATCTCTATTTCCCAATAATTCAGATATTTGATTTATATTTGTATTGGCAGCAGTGATACCAGAAGGGACATATTCAATTTGAGTTATCATAATTCTATCTTGTCCATTATCAATAGATGTGGGATATTTTAAAAATGATTCTTTTAAAGCTCCAAATGTATTTGTTGTATCAAAGTTTTCTAATTGACTTCCTAATCCAGTAAGTGCTTGTGGATCTATGTTTGCATTTGGATTTTCTGAATTTGGTCCAGTAGCAATTGGATTTTGATCTAAATTGGGGTCAGTTGGTGTTGATGTTTGTAATGATGATGCAAGTTGAGGTGCTAGTCCAGATCTAGTATTAACTGCAGCATTAATAACTTGGTTTTGAACTGCTTCATAGTAAGGACTTCCAGGAGTGTTTAATGATGCTATAGCAGCAGCACCTAAAATAGGATCTCCAACTTTTGCGCCAGGAGGAAGGGAATTTTCTGATCTATAATTAAGTGTTCTAAATGTTTTCCCACCATCATTACTATAAGCTGCTATAGAATATCCTCCAGGGTCAAAATTGGATGTACTTGTAGGAGTTCCTCCACCAAAAGTATTTCCAGCACTATCTCTTCCTCCTGGAATTGCAGAATAATATACATAAATTTCGCTTGAAGTCACAGTTCCTGAAGAATCTTCTTCGTATTTTACAATTGTTCTAGTTGGCAAATTAACTCCATTTACAGTTGGAGTTGTTTGTTCTCCATATAAAAATTTTACTGTATCAGCCATTCTTATCTACCCCACACCTTGTCTGAACGGATTGGTATCTCTACCCCACCCAAGTCCCTTACAAATTCTTCTACTGGTAATAGACACATAGTTTGCCATTCTTGTTGTGCTAATATCAAGTAAGGGCTTCTTACCTCTGATAATAAGTATTTATGTGCTCCTTTACGAAACTTTGGGATTCTATCTTCCATTAAACTCATCACAAGACCCATTCTTTGTTCAGGAGAATAGTAATGTAAGTTCACTGCAAAGAATGACCTTGCATCCATTTCTAAAACAAATGCTAAAGGATACTTATCATAAAAGGGAAGGTCTCTTCTTGTCTTTGCTTTATACTTATAAAGCATTAAGTTGAATAGCAAAGGAAATGATGTGCTTCTATTTTGGTCTCGCTCCAAAACATCTCCAACTTCATCTGCCCTTTCTTCTGTTATAATATTTTCAGGACTTTTATCAAATACTTTTTCTCTATACCATTCTCTTGGTTGACTTCTTCCTCCAGTCTCTTCTTGGATTTCTTCGAAGATAGTTTTATAAGCCATTATACCCCCAAGTGGTCTTCAGTCAATATTTGAAACTCCCATCTTCTATCCTCACAAAATTCTTTTGCTGCTTTCCATTTTGCTTGGTTCTTAGCAAACTCTTTTATTTCATACATTTGCTTTTGTGACACACGCTTTTGTGCTTTAGGTCCTTCAACTTGTCTTTTTGGTTTTATTTCAATCAAACTTTCTTTGATATTACCTTTACTATCTTTGTATTTTATAAAAAAGTCAGGAAAATATCTATGTACTCTTCTATCTATTGGTGACAAATAAGGAATCCAAATTTCTTCTGATGCCCACTTCATTATATTTTCATTCAAATCACAGTAGGTCATAAACTTTCTTTCCCACAATGACCTGTAGACAATATTGTTTGGGTCTCCTATGTATTTTTGTGGATAAGAAGGTTTGTATATTCCTTTATAACTCATACATATAATATAGGCACTTCAAAGTATTTAGATGGCAGTAGATTACACTAAGTTGTATTATAAAACTGATGATATATTAAAGAAATTTAAACCTTCTTTATCTAATTATTTTAATGTGCATGTAAGTGCTGACTATGATGGTATCAACCAATCTTTTGAAAAGGATATAGATTTTTTGGCATATGAGGCAGTTCTTCCAGGAACTTCATATGAAACCACGCAAGTATTTGGAGACAGACAAGGAATCACAGAAACATTTGCAAATAAAAGAGTTTATCCTCCTGTAGATATAAGTTTTTATATTGATAATAACTATAATATTTTAAGATTTTTTGAAAGTTGGATGGGATATATTAGTCCAAATTCAGGGGTTCCTTATGAGTCATATCAAAAGTTTAATTATCCTCAAAATAATGGATTAAGTGGATATAAAAAAGAAGTTATTATAACTAAATTTGAAAGAAATTTTAGAACCCCTGACCAAAGATTAGTTGAGAATGGAGTATATGATGTTCCTGATAGTAACTGCACTTATATTTTAAGAAATGCTTATCCAACTAATGTAATTGCAGTTCCAGTTTCATATGAAGGCGCAAATATATTAAGAACAACAGTAACATTTAATTATGATATTTACAGATTTGAAAAGTCTGATGGAAAACCAATAAATGGTGATGGTGGAAATTCAAGTGCTCAACCTGGAGGAGATTCTGGAGCAACATTGGGGGAATTAAATAGACAAGTTAGATTGATTAATGAAAATATTCCTATCACTGGATTAAATCCTAACCCAAGAGATGTGGGATAAATAACTAAACCTGAATTTTATATTTTAATATGCCTTTACCTACAGTTGCAACTCCAACCTATGAGTTGACATTACCATCAAACAAAAAGACTATTAAGTACAGACCTTTCTTAGTCAAGGAAGAAAAGATTCTTATCTTGGCTATGGAAAGTGGTAATTCAAAAGATATTACTAATGCAGTTAAGAATACATTGAAAGATTGTATTTTAACCAGAGGCATTAAGATTGATTCTCTTCCAAGTTTTGATATTGAGTATCTGTTTTTAAATATTAGAGCAAAGTCAGTTGGAGAATCAGTAGAATTAATCATCACCTGTCCAGATGATAATGAAACACGTGTAGATGTTACTGTTAATATTGATGAGATTGAAGTTGTAATTCCAGAAAATCATACATCTGAAATTAAAGTTGATGATAGTATTACAGTTAAGATGAAGTATCCATCACTTCAAGAGTTTATTGATAATAATTTTGATTTCTCTGGACAAACTGGAAGTAAAGAAACTATTGACAAATCATTTGATATTGTTGCATCTTGTGTGGATATGGTTTATACCAAAGATGAATCTTGGTCTGCTGCTGATGTTACTAAGAAAGAATTGATTGAATGGTTACAGACATTTGATTCAAATCAATTCAAAGGTATTGAAGAGTTCTTTGATACTATGCCTAAACTTTCTCACACATTAACAGTTAAGAATCCAAACACTGGCGTTGAGAATGAAATTGTATTGGAGGGACTCTCAAGTTTTTTCGGATAGTCCTTAGTCATGAAGATTTGGAGTCTTATTATAGAGTTAATTTTGCCTTGATGCAGTATCATAAATACTCTTTGACTGAGATTGAAAATATGATGCCGTGGGAACGTGAAATCTACTTAACTCTTTTAGAAAATCATATCAAAGAAGAAGAAGAAAAAGCATCAAGAGTAAAATAAATGACTCCAGGAGATTTTGGATTTAAAGATAGAGTATCTAGATTTATTTCAGGAGCAAGTTCCAGAAGTAAATTTGGATTCTCTGCTACGCCAAAACTCACAAGAATTGCTGGGATGTTTCCAAAAAGACAAGTCCCTCAACAAATTGTATCTGGGTCTTCTGAACAAACAGATCCAGAAATTGGAGCGCCAAAAAGAGTTATTTCTTCTTTAGGAAGATTGACTTTAGACCTTGAGATTGTCAACAATAATCTTGATAGAATTGCATCAATTATTCTTCAAGATTATAAAGAAACTCAAGATACAAATAAAAAAGAAATAGAAGATTTTAGAAAAAGAGTTGCAAATAGAGGTAGATTATTTGGTAAGAAAGAGTTAGGAGATAAGAAATCTGATGTTCTTGGTGCAGTTAAAAAATATGTAGGGTCATTCTTTAGTGGTGCTGGAGGTGCTATCAGAGCACTCTCTATGTTTAATTTGATGCAGGGGATTTTATCTGGAGACCCATCTAAAATTATTGGACCACTTCTTGGAATAGGATTAACATATCTTCCTGCTATTGGTGCTGGAATTGCTGGTGCAGTAGCAACATCTTTGGTTGGGAAGTTATTTGGAGGTGGGGCAGCAACAAGAGCAGCAGCATCAGCAGCTCCTGCAGCAGCTGGAGCAGGGGGAGCACTTGGAAGATTGGGTAAATTTGGTGGAAGAGCTGCACTTGTTGGTGGAGGAATTGCATTAGCAAGTAGTATCTTCAATAGACCACAAGAAGATCAATCACAACAAAGATTAGAAGAACTTACACAACAACAAAAAGCATCAGTAGAACCTGGAAATTTAGTTCCAATTCCACAAGATGATTTGAGGAGATTCGAAAAATTAAACAAAAAATTTGAAGCAGCACTTGACTTTTTATTAGGCAAACAAAAAGAACAAGACAGGCAACCTCAAAAAACAGGTGGGAGAGGAGGTGGAGGAGGTGGGGGTGCTCCTCCCCCTCCTGGTCAAATTATGTCAGGACCTGCCCCTGGAGAAATTAATGCTTTGATGTCAGCAATTTCTGGAGCAGAAGGTGGATTAGAATCAGTTAATAAAATAGGTCCTATGCCTGGTTTGTCTCAAATGACTATTGATGAAGCCATATCAAAAGTTGAATCATTCAGAGCACAAGGTAAAACCTCAGGGGCTATGGGCAACATGCAGCAAATGTCTTATTACTTGAGAGAAAGAGCTATAGCAGCAGGGTTAGATCCATCAACAGCATTGTATAATCAAGAAAATCAATACAAAATTAATAGAGCATATCTTGCCGGTCTTTTTTCTGGAGGAGAACAGGAAATAGTTAATTTAATTAGGTCAGGTAAAATCAATGAAGTAGTGAATAAATTAAAAGGAGTTTGGCCATCTCTTCCTGGAGGATCTCAAGAAAATGTTCATACATCAGATTTTTATAGAAGATTTCAAACTTTCTTAGGGCAAATATCATCTCCTGGAACTGTAACACCACCAATAAGTCCTGTTGCACCAGCACCAAGATCTGCAGCAACTGCTGCTCCAAGAGCACCACAAACACAAGTTACAGTTCTTCCTTTACCAACTCAACAACAATCTTCCCAAGCATCTGCAGTTTCTGGAGGAAATGATACTGTTCCATCAATAGATACTACTTATCCTGAAAACTTCTTGGCTTTGTATTCTAAACTAATCTATCAGATTGTTTGATAAATGGACCCAACATTACTTCTTAACAGACCAGTTGTAAAACCAAGAATAGTAGCAAAGATTACGAAGTTTAATAATCTTGTTGAGGTTTCTACTGAAGCTAGAAAGTCTTCTACTAAACTTAGAAAGGTTTTTGAAAAGGGAAGTTACCAAAAGAAAACCCAACTTTCAGTATTAAACAGATATAAAAAACGATTAGAAACTATTCAGAAACAAAATGATAGATCATTTCGTAAAAAACAAAGAGTAAAAGTTAAGTTACCAGACATTAAAAAGTATGTTGGAAACTTTTTTACGCCAGGATCTGCTGATGATCCTCTCAAAGCAATAGGAGCACTTGCAGCATTTAAAGCAGTTCAAAAAGGTTCTAAAGGTGATTGGGGTGGGGCATTAGCTTCTGGTTTAGTTGCAGCAGGATTAACTCTTGGACCTTCACTGTTGGGATTTGGTGCTGGTGCTTTGATGGGTAGAGGGGGAAGAGGAGGAGGTGTTGGTCCTGAAGTAGGAGTTACTCCTCCCAAACCATTAAAACCAGGGTCTATAAGTAGATTAAATGCATCACAAGCAAGATTCATTCAAGGTAGTGCAAATATTGGTGATAGGGCAAGATTAATTCGTAGAGGAACTATTTCTCCTACAGGGGCATTTTCTCGTGGTGGTCCAGAGCAAATGGCAAAGTATGGGGCAGACACCTCAAAAGTTGGAAAAGCATTTGGTAGATTTGGTAAAGCAATTATTCCAGGCGTTGGTGCTGCAGTTGGGGCTATTGATGCAGGATTGAGAACAAGTGAAGGTGATTACACAGGAGCTAAAATAGCAGGAACATCAGCAACTTTAGATGCACTTGCTGCTGCATCTGCTGCTACTGGAATTGGATTGCCAGTTGCTGGATTACTTTCTATTGCATCATTTGCATTAGATGTAACTAATCTTGTTCGTGATTTAAGTGGCTCAAGTGAAAAAGAAGCACTGGCAAATAAATCTCAGCAAAATAGGTTAAAACAACAAACAGAAAAACAAAAACAAGCAGTTGAGGGTAAGAAGGAAGAAGGTGGAGCACTTACCTTTAGAAAAACTTTGAATGGTTATGAAAAGGCAGTTAATAAATTTGAAGAATTTGTTAAAGGATTTAAAGGTGGTATGGGAATGGGTGGGGAACAGTCTGGAGTTATTGAAACTGGAAATAGAGGATTAACTACTGGTGAATCCCTTCAAGATTTAGAAGCAACTGGAGGAGAAGTTCCAGGAAGACCAGATTCTGCTTATGGCCCAAGAGGAGGAAGACTACACAAGGGGAACGATTATAATAGATCAGTTGGCACTCCAATCAGTATCATACAACCAGGAACTGTAACTGTTGCAGATATGAATTATGACCCCAGTGGATGGGGAGCAGTAGTTGAGATTAGACATCAAGATGGGTCTATAAGTAGGTATGCACACCTAAGTCAAATAAATGTTGCAGCAGGAACTCAAGTTTCTCCTGGACAAGTAATAGGAAAAGTTGGTGGTGCTCCTGGTGCTCCAGGATCTGGAAACTCTACAGGAGCGCATTTGCATTTTGAATATGAAAATGGTTCAGGAAGAATTGATCCAACTGCAATAGCACCAAGAATTTTTAGATTTGGTGGCGATGTAAGAGTTAAGCAACAATCAACACAACCACAACCTCCTGGTTCCAGACCAAGCACTGCAGCACAATTGAGAGCAATTGGACAATCTGATGCTGCTTCACTATTAGAAAGACAACAACCTCCTGCTCCACGTAGACCTCCTTCAATTACACCTCCACCACGAACACCAAGACCTGTTGGAAGTTTTCTTCCATATCAACAAGGAAGTCAACAACAAGTCACGGCATTTTATCCTGTGTCACAACCACAACAACAACCTATGCCATCTGAAGATGTTCCTATGATGATGACAGGTCCATCAGAGCAACAGTTGTTAAATAGTTTCTATAAGAGAGTCCTTCTTAATACTGTATAGCATGGAAGATACAAGTTCATATTTTAATTGGAAACTTAGAGAGTTTTTGATTGAGTCACAGGATGATACTAAGTTTTATAATATGACTCCTTATGTGAGTGCTGTTCAATATTATGAAGACTTGTTTTCGCCATCTATTTTTCTTACAGTATTACTTGTAGACACTGATGGTAAGTTATCTTCGTTGATTGATGGAAGAACATCAGGACAAAATGGACTTAAAGGTGGAGAGAGAGTTAGATTAATTATAGATCAAACTGCTACAGGGGAATCTATTTCTTTAAAGGAAGATAGTAATAAGACTAACTATTACATTTACAAAATCTATGCTTCAACTACAGAGTATACAAGAGAAGCATTTATTGTAGAGTTATGTCCTGCTGAAGTTTTTCAGAATGAAACTTCAAGAGTGGTTAGAAAGTATAAAGGTAATATTGGCAATAGTGTAAATCAAATTTTAAAAGATGTATTAAAAACTAATAATTATGATCAAAATAACATAGAACAAACTCAAAATGATTATGTCTTTTATGGAAATACAAAAAGACCTTTTACTGTTGTAACTTGGTTGTGTCCTAAATCTATACCAGGAAAAAATAAGTCCAGTCCAACTGAAGGGACTGCAGGATTTCTTTTTTATCAAAATAAAAATGGATTTAATTTTAAAAGTTTAGATTCTTTAATCAGTGGATATGTGTTGGGGACAACAAATACAAAACCATATGTGACATACAGATACAATCCAGTTGGAAATCCTGCAAGTTATGATTCTAATTTTTTAATTCAGAACACTCCAACTTTTGAAAAGAACGTAAATATTATGGAAAACTTGAGGATAGGAATGTATGCAAGTAAAAGTTACTTCTTTGATATTAATTCAAGAAAATTTTATGAATATGATTACTCTTTAAACAGTAGTTATGATTTGATGGAGCATACATCAGGGTCAAATAAAAAACCTCAAGTTCCTTTAGACCTCGATAAAAATCCATCAAGAGTTATGGTAAGAACTTTAGATAATTTTAATGCAGACCCAGCAATACTTGAAGATTCTAATACTGCTGCAATAAATAATCCTAATGAAGATAAAACTACTTTATATCAGGCAGCTTCATTGGCAAGATACAATCTTGCATTTTCTCAAAAGTTAAATATAACAATCCCCTTAAATTTAAAATTGACTGTTGGTGATTTAATTAAGTTAGAATTTCCAGAAATTAAAGTTGGAACTGATAAAGTTAGAGATGATAATAAATCTGGATTCTATTTGATTAAAGAATTATCCCATGTATTTTCGCAAAATAAAGGATACACTGGACTTAAGTTAATTAGGGATTCTTATGGAGTCAAACAAAATGTCTAACATCAACGATCATATCCAAAAAGACATAGATGAACTAAGTAATCCTATGCTTTCATCTCAAAGACGTAGACACGTAGAAGAAGAGTTAGAGTCTTTGAAGAAGTATCATGTTAATCATCCAGAAGATGATCATGACCCAACTTCTTTGGAATTATTTTGTGATGAAAATCCAGATGCTTTAGAATGTAAGGTATACGACTTATGATGCTTGAGCAATCCCTAATTAGTCCCAACTTTTTAGGTAAAGAATCCTTTAGATGGTTCATTGGTAAAGTTACAGACTATGGAAAAATTCAAGACTCTAACATTGGTGGAGGATATAAAGCCAAAGTTAGAATTATGGGTTATCACCCAGATCTTCAAAGTGTCATACATGATGATGAACTTCCTTGGGCACATGTTCTTGTTCCATTGAATATGGGATGTGGAAATGGTGGAAATACTGGTGGGACAATTCCCAATGGAGGAGAAACAGTTATAGGTTTTTTTCTGGATGGTGATAATGCTCAACAACCAGTTATCATAGGAGGTTTATTTTCTGGATATGATGTAGACCATACAAATACTTTTGAACAAGGAACAGATAAATTTAATACATTTCAAAGAAAAACTTCTGCTTTTAATGAAAATAATGTAAATTCAAAGACTGGAAGTGCAACAAATCCAAATACTAAAGCCACTAATGTTCCAGATCCAAGTAATCAAGTAGTAACAGAAGATGGGTCAGTAAATACAACAGGATCAGATAAAACTGATATTGGAGGTAAAGCAGGAACAGTAGTTGTTTCTAATGTTCAAACCTGTGATAGATCAGATAGTACGTTTGGAAAAATAGTAAAAGCACTTAAACAATTTTTATTAACAGCACAACAAATTACAAATGGTTTTATCAATCCAGCTTTAAATGCAATAAGTAATATACCAGCACTTGTTGGACAAGTGACAATTGTATTGACTGATTTGTTTAGTAGATTTATTTTAAGAGCAAAAAATTTAGTCTTAGGTCAAATTTATGCTCAACTGGAACAAATTATAGGTAGATTATTACCAAAGGATATTAAACTTTTCAAACAACTCGCCACTGATAAAGTAGTTGATGCTATTCAGTGTGCATTTTTGAAAACAATTAAACAACTTGCAGAATTTTTTACTGAATTTTTATTGCAACTTGCAGACTCTGCAATTAGTGTTCCTCTTTGTGCAGTAGAAGCATTGGTTGGCAGCACATTATCTTCAGTAACATCGACAATTAATGATACAATAGGTCCTGCAATACAAGAATTTACCACAGAAGTTGGTGGTGTTATTGGGTCTATTAATGGATACATTTCTCAAGCATTATCTTATCTTGATGCAACAGTTAATTTTCTTACTTGTGATAGTGTTGAGTGTAAGGTGGTATATGATTATTCTCTTTCCGTAGGATGGATTCCACCAGAATCTGTATCAGATTTTCAAAATGCTTTAAATTACCCATCTAATGCTATTGCTAATGCATCTCAGTCTGCCACTAATTTAATAAATGGACTTGGTGGTGATGCAGCAACAATTCCTCCAGAATTGTCTGGTTCAATTCCATTAGATTGTAACATAGCAGCACTTGATTGTGGTCCACCAGAAATAATCTTCTTTGGTGGAGGTGGTTCTGAAGCTGCTGGAGAAGCAATTATTGATTCATTCAATCAACTTATTGGCGTTAACATCATCAATCCAGGTTCTGGATATTCCCAAGCACCATATGTTTCCATTCAAGATGCTTGTAATAATGGATTAGGTGCTCAAGCAACTGCAACAGTTGGATCTGGTGGAACAATAACTCAAGTAATAGTTACTAATCCTGGTTCAGGATACTTAGGACCAATAAAGACAGATAAAGATCCTTGTGATGTAAATCCAGTCACATCATCTGGGTCTGAAGTTGTTGGATCTATTGTTGGGGTTGCTATTATTAGAAATGGAATTGGATATAAACCAACAGATGTAATCACAAACATTACTTGTAGTAGTGATGTTGAGATTTATCCAGTAGTAGATGATAGAGGAAGAATTATAGATGTTAATATTGTAAATCCAGGTACTGCAATTAGGGTTCTTCCAGAACTTTCAATAAATACTGAGAGTGGTGAAGGGGCAATCTTGAAACCAATATTATCATTCAAACCAATTGAACCTGTGACTTCAGAAACTAATAGAGAAAAGGTTCAAAGAGTAATCCTTTGTGCAGAAAATCATGGCTGATTATCAACATCCTTCAGGATATGTAATTAATAATGCTGATTATGGAAGTATTTTTATAGGTGAGGACAAAGGGACTCAAAGAACAAGGCAAATAGAACTTCATTCTGCATCTAATGCAGCACTAAAACTTTTTAGTGATGGTGGATTTCAAATACAAAGTCAAAAAAGTGGGACTTCTGGTTCAAATAAGGAAGATTCTATTGTCAGTAGATCTGATGATGGATTGTTTATTAATGCTGATAGCAATATTCACATATCTGCTGGTCCTACAGGAGCTATAACACTTGCTGCAAGAGAAATAAGGTTTGAATCAACTGCACATGATGAAACTTTTGTCATTAGAGCAACTAAAAATTTACAATTGCAAGCAGATAATATAAAAATTGATGGTGGAACTGTTGCAATTGGTGCAAAAGTTAAAATGTTACTTCGTTCTCCTGGACCAATCTATATAAATTCAAGTGCAGGAGTTTCCATTGTGGAACCAAAGTTATCATTATGCCCTAAAAATCTTTTGCAAGTTGTTCAAACTTTAGCTACTAATGTATTTGGATATTAAACATGGCAAACATTAATACCATAGAAACTGAATCAATTCAGGTTGGGACAGCTCTTGCTCCTGCTATTGCTGCTGTAGATATTTGGCCATCTTTAGATCCAACTGTGCCATTTTCACAACAAGTTAATGGTATTAATAATTTTGTAGCACTGACAAATCAAATTGGTTTGTATAATGGTATAGGACTACAATCTATTACTGGTCTTAGTAATTTGCTTGGATTTAAAACTGGTGTTGGTGGGCAAGCAAATGCAGAACCAAAACAAGACAATGCAACTCCTACTGCAAAGCATAGTTCTCCAAATGGCAATCTTCTTGGAAGTTGGAAGTTAAATGGAGTACCTATACAAACAGTATCAGACATTAAATTTAAAGTAAATATAAAACCTCTTCAAAATTCTTTAGATAAAGTTTTGAAGTTGCAAGGTATGGAATATGATAGGACTGATTATGAAAAGCACGAATATGGATTAATTGCACAACAAGTAGAACAAGTAATTCCAGAACTTGTAGATGAAAATTCAGAAAAAACTAAATTAGTTCATTATCAAAACTTAACTGCTGTTCTTGTAGAGGCGATTAAAGAACAACAAGAACAGATCAATTCCCTCAAGCAGACAGTTCAGGAACTGTCCACCAAACTTGCAGAGTGCTGCTCTTGATGCTATGATGGATAGGTAAGCAACCCCTGTAATCAAATGCAAATCAACCGTGACCAACTGGATGAACTGAAAGGACTTCAAGAAGATACTGCTGCCCATTTCACTGATGGCAATCTTGTAAGTGGTGAAACCTATTGGACTTGCGTTGAAGCATTTGCCCAAGCAAAACTGGCAGAACTTCGTGGTGAGTTGGTTTATGAGGGTTGACTTGGTGGTGGCAGTGTGGTATAATATCAAGGTGTGAAGGAAGTGCTGGAGAGGATTCTTTCTCTCCACTTTGGGAGCATGGCGTAATTGGTAGCCGCACCAGACTTAAAATCTGTTGGTCTTAAGACCGTGGGAGTTCGACCCTCCCTGCTCCTATTTCAAAATTGACTTTTTATTTCAAAAATCCCCTCGAAAAAACTCCAGGCAAAAATTGCCTGTAGGGTTTTTACAACCATTCATCATTTGCAGGGTCTTGGAAGAAACTTAATAAAGCATTATTGACTGCAATAGATTGATTCAGTTGTGCAGTTGATTCATTGTAAGCATAATTCTGTAATTCATATCCAGATTTTCCTGCTTTTAATATATTTACTTTTGTGATTAAATTATTTCTTTGTGTTCTTAAAGTTGTAATTTGTGAATTTAGGTTTGAAATAGATGTAGCATAACCAGTACAAGTTCCTGAATCGCAAGATAATCCAATACAAGTTCCAATTGGGTCTATGTAGATGCCAATAGACACTGAATCTACATAAGTTTCTGTTCCAAGACCAGCAGTATCTCCTGGAGTACCTACATATACAATTGGTGTAGTTATGTAATTTGAACCTGGATTTACAACAGTAATGGATTGAAGTCTTCCATTACTATCAATTGTAGATGTTGCAGTTGCAGTAGTTCCAAATCCAACAGAGGATAGTGTAACAGTTGGAGTAAATGTATAACCATATCCAGGATTAGTTACTTCAAATCCAGTTACTACGCCAACAGATACATATGCAGTTGCAGTTGCTGTGGTTCCTATTCCAGGTCCTATTACGGTTGGAGGTTGAATAGAAACTGAAGGTGCTTGAGTGTAACCATATCCTGCATTAGATACATTTATTGCAGTTACTATTCCAGGAGCACCAGTGGTTGCAACACCAACAGCAGATTGTATTAGTGGTGAGGCAATAGTTACTGATGGTGCAGAAACATAACCTTTTCCAGCATTGACTACAGAAATTGATGTAACTCTTCCATTTGATACTAATGCAGTAGCAGATTGGGAATCCGAAGATGCAACACTGACTAATGTTCCATTGATAGTTTCAAATGGATTGGGGGAAAGATATGTGTATCCTCTGTATCTTAAGGTATCTTTATAAACTACAACTATGTCTTCTGGGAGAATCCCACTAAACAAATCACTTCTTCCAGAAAATAAAAGGAATAATACTGTAGCAAAACTATAAAAAAGAAACGACAAAGGGTCTACGCCACAACCAATAAGGTTTGCTTCTTGTCCAAGAGACAACAACTGTAATTGTAATGTATTAATTTGATTATTGATTTCTACAATTTTATCATCTAATTTTTCAATAGGGGTGTCATAGTTTGCTATAACTTCATTAACGCCCCAAATTTTGATTTGTTCTGTAGTACCAATTCCAGTTTTTATATTATATCCACCTTGAACTAAAGCAACCTGAGATAATTGTTGTGAATCTAAAGAATTTTTTTGGTTATATAATTCAATAAGTGCCTCAGTTTGTGTGCTAATTGCCATTATTCAATCAATTATGAGTAATCCTATTTATTGATAAATAAGACAAGAGAAGTATAACAACAGGATAATCTGCAATGCCCTTAGCGAGATTAGAGAACTTTCTTAAAAATCTTAATGGTAATACATTATATGTTGACCCCAATGAATTAGATTCAACTGATTCTATTGAAAATAGAGGTAACTCAAGATTACGCCCATTTAAAACTATTCAAAGGGCACTCTTAGAGGCAGCAAGATTTTCTTATGTTGCTGGGTCAAATAATGATTTGTTTGACCAAACCACAATCATCATTTCTCCAGGTACTCATTACATTGATAATAGACCTGGATATTATGTTGATGCAAGCAATATTTTAAAAGATGTTAATAATTCAACTGTAACTATTTCTGAATTTAATATCTTAAGTAATTTTGATGCTACTGACCCAACTAATGAACTTTATATTTACAATAGCGTAAATGGTGGTGTAATTTTACCAAAAGGAACTTCTTTAGTAGCAACTGATTTAAGAAAAACAAAAATTAGACCATTATTTGTTCCAGATCCAGGAAATAGTGGTATAGAAAAAACATCAATCTTTAGATTGACTGGTTCTTGTTATTTCTTTGGATTTAGTATTTTTGATGGCGATCCACTGGGTAAAGTTTATAATACTTATGCAACAAATACAGTAACTCCTGCATTTTCCCACCACAAATTAACTGCATTTGAGTATGCTGATGGTGTCAATGATGTAGTTAAGAACAGTACAAATCTTGGTCGTACTGACCTTGAAATGTATTATTATAAACTTTCACTGGGATTTGGTCAGCAATCAGGACGAAATGTCATTGATGGATATGCTAACTTCCAACCTAATATTGATGAATATAGAATTGTTGGTGAACTTGGTGTAGGTTCTATTAATATTAATCCAGTAGCAGGTTCAGTAAAATCTGGTGATGGCGTAACTGGAACCAATGTTATTACTGTAGTTACTGAAACAGAGCACGGATTGACTCCATTGTCTCCTATTTTGATTTCTGGCGTTGGAATAGCAGAGGGAAGTCCAACAACAACTGAATACAATGGCAACTTTATTGTTGCTCAAGTCATAGATTCAAAAACATTTACTTACTTAACTCAAGCAATTCCAACTGCAACTTTAAATCCAAGTTCTGATGGTGCAGCAGTTAAAGTTATTTCCGACACAACCACTTCATCATCACCATACATCTTCAACTGTAGTTTGAAGTCAGTTTATGGTATGAGTGGACTTCATGCTGATGGTTCTAAGGCAACTGGATTTAGGTCAATGGTGACTGCCCAGTTCACTGGAATTTCACTGCAAAAAGATGATAGGGCATTTGTAAAGTATGATGATGTTACTGGTGGATATTTAGATCAGACAAGTTTTGGGGTAAGTGAATTCTTACATCAACAAATAGATTCAGTTTACAAACCAGATTGGGCAAGTTTCCATATCAAGGCATCTAATGATTCTTTCATTCAGTGCGTTTCTATCTTCGCTATTGGTTATGCAAATCAGTTTGTTGCAGATACTGGTGGAGACCAGAGCATCACAAACTCAAATAGCAACTTTGGACAAAGAGCATTAATTTCAGAGGGATTCAAGGCAGAGGCATTTCCAAAAGATGATTATGGATTTGTCACGCACATTATCCCACCAAAAGATGTTTCAATGGAAGAAAGAAACATCAATACTTATGGTGTTGATAGTAACCTTCCAAATTCAAATACTAAAATTTATTTGAGAGGGTTTGATGATGTCCTAACTCCTCCAAATGCAAAAGTTAGAGGATACTCTATTGGTGGTAGGGAAAATGATAAAATCTATTACAATTACTTTGGGACAGAGTATTTTGCAGATATTACTCCAAACTATCAAGTAAAACCTAATGTAACCACTATTGATACTGGAAACAATACCTTAACATTATCAAGTGTATCTGGAATAAGCACAGGAGCACCTGTAAAAGTTGTTTCTAAAAATGCTCTCTTGCCTGATGGTATTGAGTATGACCAGACATATTTTGCAAGAATAGTTTCAGGTAACATTGTTAGAATTTATGAAAACTTAGAAAATTGTACCTCTGATGTTACAAGTAGTGGCGTAACAGCAGTAGATATCAAAAATACAGTTGGATTGACTTCAGGTAATTTGTCTGTATTAAGTAAAGTTTCAGATTTGTCTTCTGGAAGTGTTGGAAGCCCTGTTCAATGGGATAATACAAATAAAAATTGGTACATTGGCATTACTACAAGTGCAAGTTCTCCAACTTTTGTTTCTAATATTATAACACAAGATATTTCTCCAACTTTATACCTGAAGAGAATTATTGATACAAGACTTGATGAGGATAAAACATATAGAGTTAGATATGTAGTTCCAAAAGAATCTTCAAATGCTGCAGTCCCATCTTCAGGATTTGTATTTGAAAAATCTGGGTATCCACTCAATTCATCTTATCCAACTTCAACTGATTCTGGATTACAAGCATCATCTGGAGGAGAATTAACATCAATCAGAAATAAAAATGTTATTGTTGATGCTTCTTATACAGGTGGAACTGTAACAGTAACTACCAAAAATCCACATGGACTTAGAACTGGTAATAAAATCAGTATTTACAACCTCAAGAGTTCTAATGAACCTGCTCCAATTGGAATTGGAACTGGGACTGGATTCAATGGAAGTTTTGAAGTAGCAAGTGTTCCAAATGATATATCATTTACATATTCAATTTCAAGAAATCCAGGAACAATCACTGTTGGAGTATCAACAGTTGCCACTTGGTTAAATGATCGTGATTGTAATCAAGTAACAAGAATTCCTCCCTATACAGTTTATGAGACAGATAGAGGAAATCTTCCATATTTTACTTGCAATCAAATTAGTAATCATCATACTTCTTATGAAATAAAGGAAATACAAAAATATACTCAAGGTTCTACTGATGGTGTTTATCACATTACATTAGATACATTTAAAAATACCCCTACAGTTTCTCCTTTCAATACCTCAGATTATAAGTTTGGTCAAAGTTTAAATAATGTTTATCCAAAAACAGATTTTGATAATCTCATAGTTGACCCTGAATCAACAACCACTGTTGCATCAAGAAAAACTATAGGAACTGTAGATATTAGTGACCCATACTACAGTTCTACTAAAGAAACTGCAATTGAATTCTTAAAAGATTTTAATTTTGGTCAAAAAATTACAGGATTTGTTAAGTCTGGAAGTAATGTAACCATTACAACTGAACAAAATCATGGATTGGGAGGAATCAGAAGAGTCACTGGAACTATTTTAGGTTCTGGATATTTGCAAGGAAAATATTATGACCTTCCTCTTTGTGGAGGAACAGGTTCTAATGCTACAATTAATTTAGAAGTTAACTCTGGTGGTAGCGTAATTTCAAGTTCTCTGGAAATTGCAAACTCAGGTTCTGGATATACTATTGGAGATACTTTATCAGTAAAGGGTATTCCAGGTTCAACTAATGCCACAACTGTCACAATTCCTTCCAATGTTGGATTGAATTTTGATGCAAATGATTCTGATTTGATTCAGATTTTTGGAGCAACAAATACAGGAAATAATGGGCCATTTATTATTTCATCAGTTACTGCTAATACAATCACATTTGCAAATACTTTAGGTGCAACAGAAGCAACTACAAATGCAGTTATTGTTCTTTCTGGTCAAGGGTTCCCAATTGATTCAGTTTCTTATAGTGCCACAACTGGAATCAGTACCATTACCACATCTACCTTAACTCCACATCCATTTGCTCCTGGAAATAAAATTGTTTTCAATAACATTAATGTTGGCATCTGCACAGTAACAACTGTAGTTGGGGTTAATACTTTTACAGTACAAGGAAACATCACTGGAGCAGATAGGTCTTATTTGATTGGATTGATTCCAACATTGAGGGATACTAATGCACTTAATGAAAACTTAAATGTAAGACAATTTACAACATATGCTGGATATAAGAGTAGATTGGGACAAGATGTTTCTACCTCTGCTTCATCATTCACTGTAGATAATGTTCAAGGATTGAAGAAAGGTGACTTTATTGAAGTTTTAAGTGAAATAATGTTAATTACCAGAATTACTGGTAGCTCAATTACAGTAAAAAGAGCTCTGTTTGGAACACAGGCAGTAGCACATCCTGATAATACATCTTTCCAAACTATTTTCATCCCTGCAGTAGAAATTAGAAGACCTTCTATTTTAAGAGCATCTAGCCACACCTTTGAATATACTGGATTTGGTCCAGGAAACTATTCAACTGCAATGCCAAGCAATCAGACTAAAGTCTTGAGTGATGAAGAAGTTCTTAATTCACAATCACTTTCGAACAGAGGTGGTTTGGTAGTTTACACTGGTATGAATAGTAATGGTGAGTTCTTTATTGGTAAGAAAAAGTTTAATGCAGCATCTGGTAATGAAATAGTAGGGGCAGGAACCGTAGAGGAAACAGTAGTTTCTGATTTTGATGTATTGACTGTCAATAAACTTATTGTTAATGAAGAAATTGATTCATCTACTGCATTCCAAGAGATAAGAGATTTAACTATTACTGGCATTACATCAATCACTAACGCCACAGAATCAAATTCTTGTGATACTGGTGCTTTGGTTGTTGAAGGTGGTGTTGGTGTTGCTAAAAACTTAAATGTTTGTGGTAGTGTAAATGTAACTGGTGCTGTAACTGGTGATGTAACTGGCAATGTTACAGGAAATG